AGACGACCATGTACACGAACATCTATGAGTTCTGAAGAAGGTACAACTGCAGAACTTGTTGCACTACTATCTGTGTATGCGATTACGAATTCGTCAACAACTTCTCGGTATCCTAACGTGACATTCGTACCCGGTCGATCCATGATGATCCCCATATCCGAAGATACATTCCCTTTCCCAATCTCTATGATTGCATCTTTGACTGTCGTGTTCACAGTATCTATCGCCGTGACTGTTCCTATCACATTCAGACTCCCACCGACGACGAGATCTTCTTGTATATATGTATTCCCGAGGACAGTAAGAACATTCACATCATTCTCATCAACGTAAAATTTAGTCCCAACATCTAAAGTGTGGATAGGGTCAATATTTGAAATACCAACAGTACCCGTCGTAGTGAATGCCCTATCACCCGTAAAAAGAAGAGTACTCGTTAATGTATTACCAATATTCGCATAGAAATCTATTACTCGTGGAGCAACATCATCTCGTCGCAAGCCAGTATTCACAATTTCAAAAGTGTTTATATTAAAGCCAGTCATGAGAGTACTATCCCTCTCATCTGTTCGAATAGGTTTCATGTAAAGAGCATCTGGTTGATCCACTTGGATTGGAGTATCCGAAGCGTTGATCACGATCGTATTGTCGGCCTGGTCGTCATTATGCCACCGACCGAGACGGATTTTCGTACCCCGATCGATGGTACTCGAGTTCTTGACCATTTATAATAGCATAGTATTTTAATTGGCATAAAGCAAACCAGCGACACCGTTAGAAATCTTTAGTATGTTATAGTTGACGGCATATATGGGGTCTTTGATGGGTAATCGTTCACTAAAGATCTTCGCACTGTCGAGACGACTGAAATTCAGTGTCCCTGTTGGTTGTGAAAGACTCGTTGTGAGACAGAAACAGAACAGGAAAAAGTCTGGTGACGTGACAAAGTTTGTGTGGTAATAATTCATGACTTCGATGAAGTGTGGACGAGCCCACTTGTATCCATCAATGTCCACACCGTTAATGGTCATTTTCACCTTATTATCGTACGCCGTCAACGCACTGTAGCTACTCGTATTTGAACTCGCAATATATTTGACGGGGTGGTTGAAATTAAGATCCTGGATGGTTTCATTACTGGGAATATTCTTCTGAACCTGGAAGATCAACATTTCATGATTACGTGTGGCGAGGGCACCACGCTCTTCATTGTCTAAGTAGTAATAGTTACTATGTGCGGACCATTGGTAATTCCCTGCTTCCGGACCCCAATGAATTCGGATTTCGACGTTATGGTAGTTCAAGGCAACAAGTGGAATTGCGGTCTGTGGACTTTCACAGAAGAAGAATCGAAGTGGGTAAAAGTAGGAGCGAGCACTGGTCCCGGGGTGTGTACCGTTTGAACTCTTTGAAACATTGTTGGCGAAGGTATCAATCGCAATTTTTTCGGTAAAGATGGAATCCTGTGTATCGATAACCTGTCCACCAATCATAAGTTCGACATAGTCGATGAGCTTGGTCCAATCTGGGTGATCGAGGGATGCGTTATTATTGTCTATGGTGAAATAGGTGTAGCCGAGAAGATCACCAGTCTTCTCGAAGCGGATGGTTGACATGGAATTACCATTCACAGCACCCTGTATCGTCTGTTTTTCGATGGTCTGTGAAAAGTTTGAATGTCTTTTAAACGTCGAAGTGAAAAAAGAAATTTCAGGCTTTCCCATGATATGTTCATCTTGTGCACCGATGGCGATCAGTTTCACTATACCGGATGACATAGTTATAATAAGGAAAGTTTATTTTAAGTTCGACTTTTTGCATATGAAGCGAATGACAAAAAAGTTATTACCTGTGGAACTGGAATTGGTGATCGTATCCCCATTTTCATCGCGAATGTGGAAATTGAGACGATCGAATCTAGAGAGGGGGTCTAAATATTGTTGAGCAATCAAATAATTATCCTTGAAAGCAAACACCTGATTACCACTAGACGCTGAAGAACTGCTCACGATACTCGCGAAGGAGTTTCGTAATACGGAGAGTCCGGGTTGTGTAGATGTGGAAAGAGGTGGGTCTTTTATCGCTCTATCAGCAAAATTACTATCGAGTTCATCGATAGAAACATAACAATGTTCTGTACTGTGGACCGTATTGATCCGGGCACCGAGGAGTCGGGCTTGAACGACGTTACGGAGAGGTGTATTGAGATACACCGTGAACGTGTTCGCACTTGCTTGACCTATAGTATCAATAGTAATAGTGTGGTATTCATATTCAAAATCAGGAACGTCTGACCTAGAAGCAACGATCGTAGTCATTTACAATACGCTTAGATTAAAGATCCACCAATCCCACCGACGATGGCGTAATTGGCCTGATCACGGACAAGTTGTTCAGACTTACACAGACCACCGGGTGTCAGTGATTTGGTGTATGTGCTCCCGTCCTTGGTGTGACCAGGGGTACATTCGAGTTTATGTTCGAGATCGAAAAGGGAATCTTCATTAATGGCCTTGATCTCAATTGACCTGGGCTGGTAACAGCTGAGAGCCGTGCGACGAATCAAGAATCCGATGGCGACGATACTGAGGATAACCAAGAAGGTATTGCGACTGAACTTCATTTACTACTAAGTAACATTTTTTAATGAAGTGCGTTAAAGATACTACTTTAGTTTCAGTATAAAGAGTAGATGGACGAAGAGATTATCCTCGACCGAGGTGGTGCCGATATCATAAAACTTGACGAGAATGAACAGGCGTTGATGGATGAGATTCGTATTGCTCCACCTTCTCGCCCAAGACCCAGAGCAAGACCCACGAACAATTCGAGACCCCAGCCTATTCAACACCAAGAAGAGATTGATGCATTTGTCAACCCGAATAAACAGACAGCCCCTCCCAAGCCACCGGTTGAGGAGTATGATCATGGTGAGTATGATGATTACCAGGAAGAAGATATGGATATGGGGGGTGGAAACTATGCGGAGGAAGAACCCACGAAGGGGTACAACTCTATCGATGAAGAGAAGGCGGATCTCCTGAATAAACTTGCACGTCTGGATAAGAAGGGTGTGAACACGAACAAACGTTTGAACATGTATTCTGGTATAGATGAAATTCGTACTGAGGTGAAGCGAATCACGTATGGTATCGAAGTTGATCAATCCGTCCGCTTTTCGCGTCGTATGCTTGTTGCATGTGTCACGGGTCTCGAATTCATGAATAAGCGTTACAATCCCTTCGAAATTCAACTCGAAGGTTGGTCAGAATCCGTTATGGAAGGTGTTGATGATTACGATACAGTATTTGAAGAGCTATATGCGAAATATAGGAATAAGGTAAACGTCGCCCCCGAGGTGAAGTTGATCATGATGTTGGGTGGTTCCGCGATGATGTTCCACCTCACGAATAGTATGTTTAAGGCGGCGATCCCGAACATGAACGATGTTTTGAAGCAGAACCCCGATCTTGTCAAGAACATGATGTCTGCGGTCCAAAACACTGCCACACAGGGTACACAGTCGACGCAGAACTCTGGTGACGGTTCCTACGAGATGAAGGGTCCAGGTATGGATATTTCCAGTCTGATGGGTGGTATCATGATGCCTCCACCCCCACCCATGAACACGAAGCCCATGGAGTCTGTGAGAGAAATCCCCTCCGTGGAGGATGACGACGATAACGTCTCCGATATCGTTTCGATCTCAGGCGAATCCACGGGTGGTCAAGTGAAGGAAGTAAACGTCACTGGTAACCCCAGTAAGAAAACCAGAAGGAAGAAGACTGAAATTAATCTTTAGGTATAGTATAAATGATAGGGTACTGTCCAATAGAGGAGGATCCTATCCCTCCACCTAGACCCAAGCGGGTCGTGGTCCCTCAGAAGAAACCAACGACATTGGAGGATACAGAGTGTAATTATGTAGTGATGTTCTTCATCGTGGGTGTATTGACACTCGCGTTGATGGATACTTTAGAATAGATTTAATTCGTTTTTGCCATGTTCATTGATGAGCATGGGAAAAAAGAAATGAGTTACTTGACCTTTTCAGATAACTCCTTAACGGCTTCAATGAGAAGACCAATTAAGCCGTGATAAGATACCGCATAGTATCCATCCTCCCTTGTGTGTACAACTTCTGGGAGAATTTCCAACACTTCTTGTGCGATAACACCAGCTGATGGTTTATCACCAACCTTGTATGTACACCCCGAAATCTGTTTAATTTTATCAAGTGCGTTGGGGATATGAGTGATTTCTGTTTTAAAACGTCTATCTGAGGGGATGATGAAATCAGCACCCTCTATATCACCACTTGTTGTTATAGACGTAGTACCAGAAGTCCCACCGACAGTCAAACCTGCAAATGAGGACCCCGCATTACTTGCCGTAATCTTACCATTGACCTCCATGTGACCACCAAAGGATGATGTACTACCAATATATATCTTACCACTTGTTGTTATAGACGTAACCGTACCAGACCCATCGACCAGCATACCAGAAGCAAAGGAGGACGCCGTAATCGTACCAGCAACTTGCATGGTTCCTGCAAAACTGGCGTTTCCAGACGAATCTATAGAAGCCTCTGTCCCTGTACTAAACGCCCCTGCCGTGACTGTGCTTATAAAACTACCAGTACCATCATGTGCTATCTCGACATTCTTAGTATTATTATTATAAAGTTGAAGGTTACCCACTACTTTTACGATACTATTAGTGGTACCACTATCAGGTGTCATCGTTATACGTTCCGAACCATCATGAACAATTTTGACAGTGCCGTCCACATCTAAAGCATTATTAATCTGCATCTTCCCAGCAAATGAAGATTCACCATCCTTATTGATGGTTGCATATATATTCTCGCCACTATCTCTCATATAAAAACTATTGTAAATGTCGATATTGTCACGACAATCGATGGTATTTACATTGAGATTACCTGCAAAACTAGCGTTTCCATCGTTTCGAATGTAAACTTTTTCACCCGAAACACTCTTCATTGAGAAACTTTCACTATTCATAATCAGATCCGCTCCGGCACCTAATGTAACGTCACCAGTGAACGTAGATATATTATTTACTGTGACTGCTCCACCGAATGAGGATGTGCCGGTGGAGGGGACGACAATTCCACCCACGAAAGAAGAATTAAGTCCGACAACTAATTCATTCGCAATCTCCATCTTCCCAGCAAATGAAGATACACCATCCTTATTGATGGTTGCATTTATAACACCAATATTTCTCATATAAAAACTATTGTAAATGTCGATATTGTTACCACAATCGATGGTATGTACATCGAGATGACCCGCAAAACTGGCGGAACCGGCGGCAGGACCGTCACTTGTGATCTTGATTGTTTCAGTACCACCAACATCCTTCATTTTAAAGCTCGACACGTTCATAATCAGATCCGCCCCGTTACCTAATGCCATCCCACCAGTGAATGAAGATGTCCCACCAACTTCTAAAGTACTCGCCATCTGCATCGCAGCGGTAAAGGATGATGCCCCACCAACATCAAGTGTACTACTAATTTTAACAATACCACCAAACGATCCATTACCCTCATTCGTTAGTATAATTTTTTTGTCGGCGGCTCCCTTATAGACTATAAAACTCTGACCATGTACATTGACACTGTCATGGACGGTCATTTCACCAACGAATAAAGATGTATCACCAACTTCTAAAGTACTCGCCATCTGCATCGCACCCGTAAAGGATGATGTCCCACCAACTTCAAGTGTACTATTAATTTCAACAATACCACCAAACGACCCATTACCATTCGTCTCGAATACTATAGCATCATCATTCACAAGGATATTGGACGTTGCGTGAACATTCCCATCGATACCTCGTAGAAGTGTTGATTGGACCATTTCACCATACGTTTCATTGTACCCCATGATATTGATCGTATTACTATCATCCGTCTGGATAGGTCT